CTGCTCTAATTTTAATGAACAGATATTCAATGTCAAACATAGGAAGTTTTTCAACGTCCAACCATTCGTTTTCACTGAATGATGTTACTGCCTTAATCATTTGCTTTATAGAAGCAAGTGACCTGCTTTGGTCTTCACCCTCTTTCGCAATTACTAAAACCTTTTGTTCCTTAACAAGAAACGGTCTAAATGTTACTTCACGTCCGTCACTTGGCAAGATGCACTTATAAGTAGGTGCACTTTGTATTGGTAATGCCATAATTTATTTCCTCAAATAATAAAAATTAACCGCCTCTACCGAACATGTTATTAACCTTACCAAGGTTACTGTCCAGCGAAGTCAGTTTTCCAAGAAGTTTATCACCCTTACTACCGAATCTAGAAGCGACTGAAAGTCCTTCCATAACAGCAGAGAGAGCTCTCCTTCCTTTATTTAGTCCCGATAAAGCTGGTGGTTGTGTATATTCAACTTCCCACCCTCTATAAGCAATGGTACAACTGAACTTTAAAATACTATCGGGAGTATTAGAGTCTAATGCCATTGGTTCAAATGATTTTGGATAACATTCATATAATTTATACTTCATTGCAGAGTTACCGTCAATCCTGTATTGAGTTATATCAACCTGTCCTATGTAATCTGTGTAATATGCAAATACGGGTTGTACTTGACTACCTTCACCAGCAGTGTACACTAAAGTTTGCCATGCTTCGATAATTAATCTATCAGCAAATGCAGAGTCACAGAAAAAAGTGAATATTGTTTCACCACCGTCATTAACTGCGTGAGGCATTTGTCTCTTTTGTCCGTATTCAGACCATGCAGTTGATTCAATTATTCGGCCTGGCAGTGAAGCAGTATCACAACGTAGACCTTCTAATGATAACCCCATTGGGCCAAAAAAGTCTGCTTGGAATCTATTTCCTCTCGCACCAAGGTCAAAGTTTGCTTTGAACTTATCAATACCAGTTCCTTTATCGTCACCACCTAAGAATGTGGAAACTCCTTGTTTTACTAAATCTTTTAATGCCATTAAATCTTCCTCATGCTATCAGCATAAACTGTGTTAGCATTACTATTAAATTTTGTTGTCGGTAACATAGATACCAAATCATAGTATTCAGAACTTACTTCTTTGATATAACTCTTAAAGAATCCATACTGATACTGTTTAACACATGGTTTTGCCCACCTAAGTTTACCAATAGACTTAACCATTCTGTAGTTAATGTCAAACGTGCCGTCTTGCATATCACCATACATAGCGTCTAACAATCTAATCCTATATCTTGGTGGGAGATAATGTAGATTAAGTCCCATGAATCCTGTCTTGTATCTTTTAATAGGAATGCATAGAGGAAAGTAGTCCCAATATGGGAGTTTGTCCTGTGTCTTTGCGTCATAGAAAAACATATACATCTTTCCTAAGTCAACTCTTCCATCTGCTTCAAATTCGTCTAACAAGGAAGAAGACCGCACTCTTATTTGTCTTAAATTATTTCGGAACCAGTTCATGGATTCGATACTTCTTGCTCTTAGTTCAGCAGGTTTTTCGTTTTGTAAGTCGTCCAGTAGTTGTCCCATACAACTATTTATGCATTTAGGTCAAATGGTCTTCTGTTAATATACGAAATTTTAATCTTCTCTCTTTACAGAACATTTCAGCTGCTTTGAACTTTGCTTGATTGACCGCATAGGTTTGTGCTTCCATAAGATATCTTTTGGAAACTCTATGTTCGGGTTTCTTTGGGGGTTTAAGTTGTTTTTTAGGTTTGACTTCTATAATTTCCCGTACAGTTTGTCCCGAAGCATTTACATACTTAATGTAAAAGTCGGGAAAGTATCTGTGACGTTTTCTATCAAGGGGGGACATGTACGGTATAACTATTTCTTCCGAACCCCATTCAATGATATTAGGATTGGAATCAGCATAGACCATAAATCTACGCTCCCATAAAGAACGATAGAAGATTTTCGTAGGGTCACCTTTGTATTTTTTGTAGTTCTTTGGTTTGAACTTGCCACTATAAGACATAAATAGATATAACACCAATATAATTAATTCACGAAGGTATTTATGGGTTTAAGCAAATTACTAGACAAGGTCAATCAAGCAAAGTCTGCTGTAGAGTCTGTCAAAGGTATTCAAAACAAATTAAAAAACATTGATAAGACATCTGTTCTTGACCAATTAGGGGAACAAGCAGAGGAAGCTAAAAGAACGTTAGAGAAAAGAAGAAGTTCTTTAGAAAAAAACCTAGACGCAAGAAATAAAGGTAAACGAATTGCAAAGTCGAAACCGTCCACTGCAGATATCGATTTAATATATCCAATATACGACCAACTAGATAACTACATTGTTTTTAGTACACGTGCCCGTGAAGCAAGAGACGGAACAAACGGTGCTAATTTATTATCAAAAGAGAATGTAGAGATTGCATTGTATGTTAGACCCGAACATTTAGCAAGTAACTTTACAGTTAACTATAAGACTCAAGGATTTGGTGCTGGGATTCGTGGAGCAGCAGATATGTTTAGTGGTGACGGAGATGGGAAACTTGGTTACGGTGATTTAGAAAAGTTTGCTGGGGAAGTCAAAAATATGGCAGGAGCTGCTATAAACAAATTGATGAATTCTGCTACAGGTGACTATCTAAACTTTAGTGCTGGACGAGCAGTCAACCCCATGGAAGAACAAATGTTAGAGGGTGTGGGTTTCCGTTCCTTTTCATTTCAATATGAATTCTACCCACGTTCAGAAGAAGAAGCAGACATGGTACAACAAATTATGTACTACTTTAGAACTGCAATGCTACCCGATACTTATGGAACTTCGGAAGAAACTGCAAATGAAAATTTCTTTAACTACCCAAATGTGTTTGATGTAGAGTTTGAAGGCCCAATCGCAGAAAGGTTAGACGGATTTATGCCAATGGTTTGTACAGGTTGTGATATTACACACGGTGATACCGAATTAGGATTTTTTGAAAACGGACAACCAACTAAGTCTGCTATGAAGGTAGACTTTACTGAAATCAAAATTGTTACTCAAGAAAACTTCCAAAAAATCTCACCAATTGGAGATAAGAGTATCACTCCAACTGATTATAGTATTACAGATAAAAGGACAAGGGGAGACTAATGGCAAACGAATTATTTAAAAACTTCCCCGAAGTAAAATATCAATTACAGAATGGTAGAATTGTTACCATTAAAGATTTTTTCCGTAAAGCAAAGTTACAAGGTGAGAGTTTAAATCAATTAATTGAATACTCCAAGTATGAACTTACAGAAGGGGAAAGACCCGATGTAGTTGCAACTAAATTATACGGTAACGGTGATTTACATTGGACTATATTTCTTGTAAATGAAATTACTAATTACTATGATTGGTATATGGATACTAGTACCTTTGAAAATTACATGGCAGACAAATACAACGGTCAAATATTAGTATCTACGGATAGCACAGATATAGTATCTTCTACTTCTAAGTTTTTAATTGGTGAAGATATTACACAAGGGACTGTTACAGGTAAAGTATTAAGAGTAGACCCAACATTTAAACGTTTATGGGTTAAAGCAACTAAGGGTACTACATTTGTTAGTAGTCAAGCGGTGACAGGTGCAAATAGCACCAAGAGTTTTATACCCACCAGTGTTAAGAATGCACAAGACGGAGTTGCATACTACTATGACCAAGATAATATCCCAGCAGGTTATAGATACAATAATATTCCAACAGGTAGAAATTTCTTCCCAAGAACTTTTTGGGAAATGGAATATAATGACAACGAAGAGAGACGCAAAATAAAAGTAATCAAACCCCAATTCATACGTAAAGTAGTTTCTGAGTTTGAACGTATAATGAGTGCCTAATGAGCGATAAAAAAAACAGGCAGGGGGGTGTCTTTACTCTCGATGCCATTAACTTAGTAAATCAAGAAGGTGAATCCGTAGACATTCAAAATACGGTTCTGAACTTTCGTCTGTATGAAAGTATATACAATAAGTTTGTTACAGGTGATATCCATATCATAGACGGTCTTGACTTACTAAAGAACTTTAAAATTACAGGTGAAGAATATATTCGTATTGCTATCAAACAAATGGAAGGAATGCAAGACGAAGCACCAAAAGAATTTACCATTGATAAAAACTTTAAAGTTTATAGAATAAGTGCAGTTAATAGAATAGACCAATCAACTCAATCCTATGTTTTAAAGGTGTGTGACCCACGCATGTTTACTGCTAGAAATACTAGAGTGTCTAGAGTCATGCGTGGTTCATATGATAAAATGTTACAGAATGTTCTTATCAATGAAGGACACATGAAAATAGATGAGTTTGTTCATTGGGAAGATACAAAACCCGAAAACCAACAAATGGTTGTACCTAACTGGACGATTGATAAGTTTATAGATTTTTGTGTTAATAATTCAGACAAAGGATTAGAAGACAAAGCAGTATATAGAAACGGTATGTTTTTTTATGAGACATTAAATGGTGGGTTCTGTTTTAAAAGTATTGATGAAATGTTCCAACAAGAATTCCCTCTTAAATTTTCATATGGTTCAAGACAAGCAGATACAGAAACTGCAGAGGTGGACGCAAACGCAGCTGGTGGTGTTAACACGGTAGTTGAAGCAATAGAAGTTCCACAAAGAGCAAACACACTACAGGGAATGGTTGGTGGTGCATTCGCTTCAACTCAAATAACATATGACCCAATAAGAAAAGTAGACGAAATAGATTTATATTCTATTGACGAATTGTTTAGTAGGAATGCAGAGAATCATTTATCGGGTAATCCAATGATTAGAACAGGAGACCAAAACGAAGTCTTTGAAAAAGTTCTTACTACTGAAAATGTAGTAGACGCTGAAGTGTCTCCACCTGTTACAGAAGTGGACGTTGACGCTAACCTAGGATACAAATATGATGCATTAAAACTTTATGATACTAAAATGGTACATTCGTTTGACAATGCAGACAAGTTAGAAACAGATGAATCTTTTAAAGGTTGGTCTGCTAAAGTAGATACAGGTAAATTAGAACGTAGAGCAATGTTAGAGATTCTACAACAAAATAGAATCATAGTTACTGTACCTTTGAGAACTGACTTAAGTGTAGGTACAATTATCGAATTAGATATTCCACCACCGCAATCTTCAACAGGTGGTGTAGATATCTCAGATAAAATGAATGACAATAGATACTTAATAACAGACGTTTGTGTTCATGCAGTTCCTTCCGACAAAGTTGGAAAACTTTATCTTGAGTGCGTGAAAGAAAGTTTCGCTAAGAAGATTGCAGACTATACACCATTAGATAATACAGCAGCTCCGAGGGAAGTATGATAATAAGATTTTTAAAGGCACTTAAAAGTTGGGTAGACCCTAACCATTGGGCTAACAAGATAGGAGAAAAGAGTGGTGCCTATGATAAAGCACGAAACAGTAAACTCAGACAATGGGTAGATAGTTTAGAAGGTTGGCAATGGTGGGCATGGCAATTAGGGCCTTGTCTTTTGATTTTTATATTTTTAGAAATAGTATTGAATCAATTTGGATTGACCATGCTACCTTGGAGATAATATGAAATTTTGGTACGGGATAGTAGAAGATAGACAAGACCCATTAAAGATTGGCCGTGTGCGTGTGCGTGTACACGGAGTGCATACTTATATCAAAGAACAAATCGCAACACCCGACTTACCATGGGCACAAGTTCTTCTCCCAACAACTGAAGCTGGTCTTTCGGGATTCGGTAGAGGTAACGGTCTCGTAGAAGGGTCTACGGTATTCGGTTTTTGGAGAGACGAAAATTACATGCAAGACCCAGTGATTCTTGGTGTATCTGCTGGAATGCCTGCACAGGGTTCTCGTATTACAATCAAAGACGAATTGATACAGAGAAAGATTGAAGACGGATTCAATGACCCAAGACGATTGACAGTTGAAGATTATGCCGAGACGCCAGACGGTGAAACACCCACGCACGATAGAACTAGGAGTTTTGGATTAACTACTGCATTAGATACTGCACCAAAACACGTCAAGTCTCTTACGATAAACTATGACGGTACAGGTTCAACAATAGAAGAAGTAGAACTTACCAAAGACGACTTACCTTACTATCCAAAATACTATGACGCTTCAGATTTAAATGACAACACAACAGGTATCGCAACATATACACATAGAAGTTTTACAAAAGTTGTAGACGATAAAGTTGAGAATCTAAAACACGTAAACACAAAGGAAATCTTTACAGACAATACAAAGAAAAGAGTAGTAGATGAAGAATGGGGATTCCCAGTATCACCTGCTAAACCAGTATATCCATATAACAAATCCATGACTACAGAGTCGGGACACATTATTGAGATAGACGATACTCTTGGTGTAGAAAGAATGGCAATCGAACATAGAAGTGGAACGTACCATGAGATACACCCCGATGGTTCAGAGGTAACTAGAATTGTAAACGATAATTATACCGTAGTTGCTAAAGACAACAAACTAATTGTCGGTGGTGACGTAGACGTATCTATCGAAAAGGGTAATGTCAGAATTGCAGTAGCAACAGGTAATGCAGATATCTATGTAGCAGGAAGTACGGACTTAATGGTAGACGGAAATATAAATGCAATCGTAGGTGGTAATGTAGATGCACAAATAGCGGGAACATTAAATGCAAACGTGGTAGGTAATACAACATTCACTTCACCCGAAACACTTATGACTACAAATTTAACAGTTGACGGTACAGTACACGTTACTAAAACAACACATTCAGTTGGTGATATATCAACAGACGCTGGAAATGCACCGACTCTTGCTACTCATAAACACAAAACTACGTCTATGGATACTGGTGCTGGAACAAATGCAGGCAAGAAGAACGATTCTTCAATTGCTGATGACTAAATGGTATAAATAGAAGTATGGCAGACTTAAAATCAGAAGCAAACAACGTTGCAGAACCTAAACTTTATGCAGATATAGATTTTAGATTTAAACCACACCCAGTTACAGGTGACGTTACTATCAAATATGATACAGACGCTATCAGAAGAGCTGTCAGAAATATTGTAATGACTAATTTTTATGAAAGACCATTCAAACCATCGTTGGGGTCTTCAATTACAAATCAACTTTTTGAAATGGGTAGTGATAGAAAGGTTAGAAGATTAGCAAAAAGAATTCAAAAGATTATAGAAGACTTTGAACCAAGAGTAGAAAACGTAAAAGTTTTACTAGGTGACGTATCAGATAGAAATGATATGAATGTTACTATTTTTTATAACATAAAGAACAGCGCTCGTACACAAGAAATGGATTTCACAGTTAAAAGGGCAAGATAGGGGACACTAAATGGCAGTTAAAAGTTCAGCACTAAATGTAACTGATTTAGACTTTGACGATATAAGTCAAAATCTAAAAAGTTATTTAAAAGGACAAGACAGTTTAAAAGATTATGACTTTGAAGGTTCAACACTTTCAATGTTAATAGACTTACTTGCATATTCATCACATATCGGAGCAGTGAATACAAACATAGCTGCTTCAGAGTTATTTTTAGACTCCGCACAAATGAGAAAGAACGTTGTGTCTCGTGCAAAAGATTTAGGTTTTACCCCTGCTTCAGAAACTGCCTCTACAGCAATTATTGACCTAAGCATGAACAACGTAAGAAATGCAGACGGGACATATCCAAGTGCAAATGATATGGCAATTCCTGCTGGTACAAGATTTTCAACTCAATATGACGGTAAAGCATACAACTTTGTTTGTAGTGCAGGCGTAACACCTTCCTCTAACGGAAAAAGTTTTAGTTACAGTGGAATTAATTTAAAACAAGGAACAAATGCAAGTGATGTATTTGTTTATGACAGACAAATAGCAAATCCTAAATTCGTATTAAGTCAATCAAGAATTGATAGAACTGCAATGACTGTATCAGTTAACTCAGGCGGAGTGAGTACCGCTTATACTCTTGCAAGTGATATCTCAAATATTCTTAGTACAAGTAAAGTGTATTTTTCTCAAGAGAACGAAGACGGATATACAGAAGTATATTTCGGTGACGGAAGTATCGGTGAAGAGTTAAAGGACGGAGATATCATTACAGTCCAATATACCATAGTAGATTTAACTCATGCTAATGGTGCAAATACATTTACTCTTATGGACGCAATTAACGGTTTCTCAGATTCAACAGTTGTAGTTACGAGTATTGCACAGGGTGGTTCTGAAAAAGAAAGTGTAGAGTCAATTAAGTTCAAAGCTACTAAGTTCTATTCTTCACAAAACAGACTAGTTACATTGAATGACTATAAAGCAAAAGTATCAGAGTATTATCCAAATGCAGACGCAGTAGCGGTATGGGGTGGAGAAGATAATGACCCCCCACAATATGGAAAGGTTTTTGTTGCAATCAAACCATTGAACAGTGACTATCTTTCTGATACTGAAAAAACACAAGTAAAGGCGAATCTAAATAAACTCAATGTTATTACAGTTAGACCCGAAATTGTAGACCCCGAAATCATTAAGATTATGATTACGACTACATTTAAGTATAACGAAAAGTCAACAGACTTAACAAGTGGCGAACTGGAAACTTTAGTTAAAAGTACAATAGACCAATATGATAAAGATAATCTTAATAACTTTGATAGTATATTCAGACATTCTAATCTTCTTAAGGTGATTGACGATTCTGATACATCAATTCTATCAAACATAACTAACGTAAGATTAAAACTTAAGAAAAAGATTTTGTTACTAGGTCAAAATGCTGGATTAACAGTAGACTTTGGTAACCCCTTGTATAACCCACACAGTGGACATAATAAACATGCTGGTGGTATTACAAGCACAACAGGATTTTACATTAGTGGCGATGCCAACATCATGTATTTTGATGATGACGGTACTGGTAAACTTCGCAGATTTTATCTATCGGGTTCTACAAGAATCTATCAAGATAATGAAGCAGGGTCTATCGATTACGGCACTGGTAAAATATCAGTCAATTCTTTGAACATAACCGCTACGGTTAATTCAGATAATACGATTGATTTCACTTTAATACCGAATTCAAATGATGTTATCGCAAAAAGAGGTTCGTTAATCGACATCTCTTCTGCTGATGTCAAGGTCACAAGTGAATTGGACACCGTTGCAAGCGGTGAATCGAGTGCTGGTGTAGGATTTATTCCAACATCAACCTCATCTTACTAACTATGGATAAAGCGGTCATGAATCCCATGAGTAGTTTACCATTAAATTGGATTAAAATAGGAGAAAATTCAAATGGCAGATAAAAAAATATCAGCGTTAACTGCAGTAGCAGACGCAGACATCGGTGGTGATGATTTACTTCACATCGTTGATAACCCAGGCGGAACGCCTGTAAACAAAAAGATGACAATTGCTCAACTTTTTGAAAATATCCCAACTCACTTAGCAGTTGATGATATTACAACAGTAACGGCAACTGCAAGTAACCTTGCTTCTTCATTCGCAACTGCGATTGATTTATCAGGTGCTTCAGGTAACGTTGCATTTACGTTAGACAACGGAACAGACGTTGGTCAGTTAAAATTGATTTATCAAAAAACTGAACCTGCATCTTCCCATGCGGCTAACATTACTGTAACCAGTTTCGGAAGTGGAACAAGTTCAAGTAATCAAATCGTTCAAGATACTTTGGGTGATGCAGTTATTTGTGTTTGGGACGGTTCTAACTGGTTTGTTCTATCAAACTTTAATAGTACAGTTACACTATCATAATATGAGTGGAATTCAGGGGGTTGACAAATTACTACCTAGACTTAATAGTCTAGTACCCGACTTTGTTCAGACAGAGTCGCCAGAATTTGTCGCCTTCCTGAAAGCGTACTTTGAGTTCCTAGAACATGAGACAGTAGTTCTCAAAAGTCAATCAACTATTGACAACGTAGGATTGGAAGATGGAAGTGGTGACATACTTTATGAAACTGCAACCATCTCTCCTTCTACAACTAAAGATAATAAAATACTATTAGAACAAACAGTTACTAATCCAACTGTAAGTGCTGACCCATTTGAAGTGGGCGAGTATCTTGTTGGTGATAAATCTAAAACAGTCGCAAAGATTAATGTCGTTAACGGAAATCAAATGTTCGTTAAGACTATCTCAGGTTTTGGTTTCAAACCTCTTGAAAATGTAACTGGTAGAACAAGTGGACAGACTGGTGTTATTCAAACATATAAAGAATCTAGTATTCGTGCAAACAATAAAATCTTAGATTATTCAGACATAGATAAAACAACAGAAAACTTCTTAGAATTTTTCCAAAAAGATTTCATGCCCTCTCTTGATGCGAGTTTAAACTCAAACAAGAGAAGTACAATAAAACATATCAGAGACCTTTATCAAAAGAAAGGTTCACCTGATTCATTAAAGTTTCTCTTAAGACTTCTATATGGGCAGGAAGCAGAGATATCATATCCATTCGATAATACAATCAAGTCAAGTGAATCTTCTTATGCTGAAGAAAGAAGAATGGTTGTTAATATCCCCATAGAAAAAGATAAACCACAAGCAACAGATACCATAACTGAATATGAAGCTGGTGTTATTTACGCACAGGGTATCGTTAACATTGTATACCCAGTGGTTGGTTCTGATACATTATTTTCACTTGATATAACAAACATAGCAAGTAAAGAATTTAGAGAAGGTTCTGAGATAGAACTTTTAGATAGAAATACCAAAATAAAAAGAGCAGGAACAGTATCGGGTATCATTTCAACATTTAATGATAGTGATTCTTCCGTATACCTTGCACATGATGATGACGGAGACATTCTTCTAGAAGACGGTGGTGGTCTGTTATTAGAAGCAAGTAGTGCTTCAATAGGTTCTCTATATGCAATAAATGACGATATTAATTTCCAAGGTTCAAAAGACCAATTGGGTCAAGTAGGTCTTGCAACTTCTGTAGTAGAAGGTATAAAAACAGGTTCTGTAGAAGAAGTATACATTGAAGCAGACGGTTCAGGATACGAAGGTGGCGATTTAGTTATCTTTGATAATACTGGTACTAATGGTAGTGGTGCATTTGGTATGATTGGTTCTGCTGGTGACGAACTATTCCAAGAGGCAGGAACAAGATTTGGATACTATCAGTTTACTGCAACAGCAGGACAAACAGTTTTCAGTGGTTACGATAATTACGGACAACAAGTAATTTATGAAGACCACAACAGACATGTATTTGTAAATGACGTAGAACAAACAACAGGTTTTAGTACACAGGGAAGTGTACTAACATTTAATTCAGGATTGAGTAATGGTGACCAAGTAGAAATATACACAGAGTATATGAGAATTACTTTGGAAGACGGTTCACCTGTAAATCTTGAAACAACAAATTCAAACATAAGAAAAGTAACTTTAATAAATGGTGGACGTGGTTACAGTACATTACCTATATGTGGCCCAGGCGGATACATTTATCCTGCGAGTATGTCAACATTTACTCAGGGAGAAGTTATCACGGGCGCAGGCGGGGCGACAGCAGTAATCGGACTAGTTAATAACGAAAAGAATAGACTAGAAGTATATCGTAGGGCAACAGATACTGGTTCATTTGCAGTCGGTGAAGTTCTAACTGGTGGTGGTAGTGGTGCGACTTCTACAATTTTACAACAAAACGTTTCTTCGGGAACAGGTGCAAAACTATTTGCATTTTCAAAAAGTATTGGTAGAGTTGGAACAATTAATATCAAAGCACAAGGTAATAGATATACCTCAGACGCACATGTAGCTCAAAGTTCAACATACCCTTTATTGATATCCGCACCAAGTGTTGCTCTAACAAAAGATACAATTATTACAGGTTCAGTATCAGGTTCAACTGCGAGAGTATTAGACTTTAACTCCAATACACAATTACTTAAAGTTCAAGACATGACTAACATGTTCTTAGAAAATGAATCAGTCACATTCCCTAACGGCGGAACATTTAAAATTCATGCATTTAATCCATTCACTGGTAGAGGAACAAAATCAGGTGAAGGATTTATAAACAAAGGAACAACAAGTGATACTGGTGCTCTGTCAGCCTCAGGTATGGCAATCACAGATAGTAAATTCTATCAATCGCATTCTTATGTTGTAAGAATTGGTGAAAGTATTAATAAGTTCCGTTCAATAGTAAAAGATTTAGTTCACCCTGCAGGTCACATATTCTTTGGTGAGGTTGCGGTAACAAATAACGTTTCTATGAATGTTGCTGACGCAGACCATGTAAGATTTAGACCAACTATTGTTATCAATGCTGGTGGTGACGATACTGCAGACGCAAGTGTTGGGTTAGCAACAAGAACAGCAGAAAGACAAAAGGTTCAAATATTCTCATTATCTACAGAAGAACATGACTTAGCATACGCACCAATGATTGCATTGGTTAATGAAACTATACCAACTCAAAATACAGACCCAAGAACAGGTGGGTCAATTACTGAGCCAGGAACTGAATATGGTGACTCCGCAATTAGACAAAGACATGTAAACATTTTTAAGATTGTTTCTAAGAACGCAGAAGTTAACCAAGTTGGTATGTATTCATTAAATGGAATTCCAACAACCATATCTTTAGAAAGTGGTGACGCAACTTTTGACCCATACTTTGTTTTACAAACAAATGTAAACGGTGGGCCTGAAAGAAGACCTACACGTAATGGTAAACCGCTTCCAATTAATCCGCACCATGAAGAAGTTATTGTTATGGAAAATGGTGATAGAATAGAAGTAGAAGAAGTTGCGTGTACATTAAGAATGGAACCTCGAAGAGACGCAGAAGTAAAAGGTGTCTTTGGTGACGCAATGATAATGGAAGACGGAAGTAATGTGCGTCTAGAATCTGCTACAACTATAGAAGAAATTGATTATTTTGTAACAGAAAGAAGTAGAGAGAATTTGATAGAAAGATATATGCAGACAGAGGACGGGTTCTCTATCTGTATGGAAAATGACGATAGACTAGTTGTCGAAGGTGTCAGCGAAAATGCTGTAACTTCGTCATTTGTGTCTTTTGGAACTTCATTCAATGACCTAAATATAATCAGTGGTCAACAAGTATATGATATTGCGTACTACATTAAGGACGAAACTGATAATGACGACTTCTTATTAGAAGACGGTACAGGTGTTATCATGAGTGAAGTATCAAAACCCGAAGGACTTAGAATCCAAGACATGGAAACTTTGTTCCCCAACACCTTTATTCCAAAATTTTCCGACCATGATAGAGATAGGACTAACGTAACCTATTCAGCATACGTTAAATCAGGAACAAATTAGATTTTATAACATAAGTTGTTATAAATAGAAGTATAAATACATTATATCTTAGGAGATAGAATCAAATGGCAGCAATAATAACAGAAAAGTTTCGTATCCATAATGCGAGACAGTTTAAGGAAGATTTTGGTGAAGCCTCTTCATCAACATTCCTTTTTATAGGACGACCACAACAGTGGGACGCATCAGACACAACCCCAACACCTTCAAACTCTATTGGAGAAATGATAGACGCATATAACGATATGATTGCAATGAAGAAAATTACTTCTTCGGACGTATCACATGCTCTAGTAAGAAGGGATTGGACAACAGGAACAACGTATGACGAGTATGCACATGATTATAGTGCAACAAATACTTCTCCTGCTTCTAGTTCAAACAACTTGTTTGACTCAAGATATTTTGTGATTACAGACGATTACAATGTATACAAATGTTTAAGGACAGGAAGAGATAGTTCAGGTAACGTAGTTGCATCTACAGATAAACCTACAGGAACTGCAACAACTCCATTCGCAACCGCAGATAGTTCAGCTGCCTCAGGACGTGGTTATATTTGGAAGTATATGTATTCAGTTTCTGCTTCAGAAACTATCAAGTTTGTAACAAACGATTTTATCCCTGTAAAAACATTAGGTGCACAAACAGAAGTCAATGGTGACTTAGGTGCATTCGGTTCTGCTGGTGCAGATGACGGTTCAACTCAATATGACGTAGAAACAGCCGCTGTAGACGGTGGAATTCACCACGTAGTAGTTACTAACGGTGGTGCTGGATATACTAACGGTACTTACAATAGTGTCGCAGTAGTTGGAGACGGAAGTGGTGCAACAGTAACAGTTAAAGTAGCTGGTGGTGCTGTAACAGAAGTATTTGTAAACAGCATAGGTTCAGACGAAGGAACTGGTTACAGACGTGCTTCAATTAACATTGACGATATTTCAGGTATCGGTTCACCTTCAACAAGTGCAGTAGTAAAACCAATCATATCACCAGTTTATGGACACGGTGCTAACCCAGTTGAAGAACTAGGTGGTATCTATGTTATCGTAAACTCAAGATTAGAATTTGCAGAAGGAAGCGGTGACTTCCCAGTCGATAACGATTTCCGAAGAATTGGTCTAGTTCAAGACCCATTCCAAGATGACACAACTACAGTTTCAACAGATACAACTCTAAGCGCAATGCACAAAATGACATTGAGTTCGGTAACAGGTCTTGCAAAAGACGATACTATTATGAGTGCAGCTTCTGACGCAACTGGTGTCTCAAAAAGTATTATAGTCTCAATTGATACGAGTAATAAGTTCATTTATCACTTACCTCAAGAAAACGTTAAAGGTGAAGTTGTAAACTTTGCTACTAGTGGTACGAACACAGTTTTCCTAGGGTCTTCAAGTATAGGAACAGTTAGTGCAGTTGATTCAGATTATCCCGAAGTGCAACCGCATTCGGGTGAAATCATTTACATAGAGAACAGAGGTGCGGTATCTAGGGCTTCAGACCAAATTGAAGATATCAAACTTATTGTTCAAATGTAATTGATAACTAAACAGAGATAAAAATATGCCTGAGAAAGTAGACTTAAATGTATCGCCTTATTATGACGATTATGATGAAGATAAAAAGTATCATAAGGTACTTTATCGTCCAAGTAGACCGATACAAGCAAGAGAGTTAACTCAAGGACAATCTATTCTTCAAAACCAAATTGAACGATTTGGTGACCACATGTTCAAAGAGGGAAGTATCATTACTGGTGCTGAATCTAACGTGGACATGGACGTTATCTATGTGAAAGTAGAAAGTTCAAATCCTAATAGTTCAGGAACAGTTGGTGTAGAAAATTATAGAACTACTTTCGATACAAAATATCTTCAAGGTAAAACTACAGGTGCAGTTGCACAGGTAGTTACTTCATATGCAGAAACTTCAAGCGACCCTGTTACATACGTTGTTAGAATGTATAAGTCAGGTACTGACGCAGATAACTCTATTAGATTTTCCGCAGGTGAAGAACTTCAAGAAGTCACAATAGACGCAAACGGAGCAGCTGCTTCCGCAGGTAATAATAACGAATTAAAAATTAAGGACTCAACTCATACACCAGTTGGACGTTCTTCATTAGCAGAAATACAAGACGGTGTTATTTTCACTAGAGGGTTTTTTGTTAAGGTTAATCAACAACAAATAACACTTGAAAAATATTCAGGTGCACCAAGTTATAGAGTCGGATTAGAAATTGCAGAATCTTTAGTTGGTTCTTCTTCGGACGCTACACTATTTGATAATGCACAGGGTTCTTCTAATGAGAATGCCGCTGGTGCTGACAGATTAAAAATAGAATTAACTTTAGCAAAACATCTTATAGATTCCACAACAGACTCAAACTTTGTTGAGTTAATGAGAGTTAACAATGGAATCATGGAATTGTCAATTCAGAGACCTGAATACAATGCATTTGAAAATTTACTTGCACAAAGAACATTCGATACTTCGGGTGATTTTATTGTAAGACAATTTATACCTAATCTTAAAGAACATTTAGATGACGGAACTAATGGTGGTGTATATTCAACAATTAATGGTGGTTTAGTAGATGAATTTGTAGTTAAAACTTCTGCTGGTAAAGCATATGTTAAAGGCCACCAAGTAGATAAACCAGTAGGTTCTACTATTCCAATTAAAAAGGCAAGAAGTACCGCAAGTCTTACAGGTGCTTCAACCCCAGTTAGACTTGGTAACTTTGTAAAAGTTAAAAACGCACATGGTCTTCCTGAATTTGGTAACGAATCAGGAACAGACGCACAGAAACCATATGGTATCGTAAAACTTTTTGACGCAGTGACAGCTTCTGCTGGAACAGAAAACAGCAGTGGACAAATTGGTTTCGCAAGAATTAGAAACTTTGATATGGCAACTGCAGGTACTTCAAACAGTGACGAAGTATGGGACAATGCTACTATTTGGAATTCATATCTATTTGATATCAAAATGTTTACCAAACTTAAGTACAGTGCACATAGTGGTACTGCAGTAGTTGGTGATAAGATTACGGGTTCAGTATCAGGTGCAACTGCTATAGTTGGATATGACGATGGTTCAGGTGCATTATTTGTCCATGACGTGGTAGGAACATTTACTTCAGCAGACGCAATCAGTTCAACAAATGGTACGTTTGCAATGTCAGCTGGTCAACATACTGGTGAGAATTTTAGAGGAACTGCTGGTGAAGTAAGAACATATAATATTGACAGAGTTCGTGCGATATCACAAGCACCAAACGTAACCGCAAGAGAAACATTTACTGCAGACATTTATACTGATTCTGACTTTATATTAACTGGTCAAGTATCAATGTCTTCTACAAACGTAACAGGTTTTGCAACTAAATTTACTGCAGAACTTAAAGAAGGTGATATAGTTATTGACGGTGCTGGTAACGAACGAGTTATCTCTACTGTAACCAGTGATATAGCTGCTACACTAACAGGTGCGGTAGGAACTGCTTTAACAAACGCAAACGCAACTAGACGAAGAACAAGAGTATTTGACCAAGACCAAGTTGCGTCTATATTTGCATGGCCAAGAGACTATGTAAAAACACACACACCCGACCAAGTACAAGTAAGAAGGTCGCAGAACGTAACAATATCAAGTGGTAAAGTTACACTTACATGTGGTTCAGGAGAATCATTCTCAACAAGAACAAATGATAATTATGTCTTTTCAGTTGTAGAAGAACAAACATCAGGTTCACCTACATTAGCAAATGGTGATATGGTTGACGTTGTCAACAACTTAAGTGGTTCACCATTTACAGATACAATTTCAGGAAGCAACTTAGAATTTAGTGGTTTCCCAACTGCAGATAACGGTGCGATTTTAAAAGTAACATTTACTGTAGATATCAATGCACCAGTTAACAGAGACAAGACATTAAGAAAGTCAAGATGTCTTTCAGTTGTAAACTCTAGAACTACAGGTGGATTCTATGGTACTTGCTATAATGATAAAGATATTTCATTAGGTGTTGCAGACTGTTATAGAGTTCGTGCAGTCTATGAAGGTAATGGCGCCACTGCACCTCTACCACCTTCGGGAACAATTACAGAAACAGCAAGTCCTGCTATACCATTCCAAAGTTTTGAGGTTATCAAAGGTAATACCTCAGACGCACGTGCGGTAATTATAAACTACAATGGTTCTACAAACAAGAGTTATTTCTATTATACCACAGCAAACAAAACATTCATAGAAGGTGAAGTTCTTGTAGGACAGACTTCAAAAGCAACTGGTAACTTAACTAATTTTGACCAAGGTGCAACAAACATAACAAACAGATATTACTTTGACGATGGTCAGAGAGACGGATTCTATGACCATGGTAGATTAAAACTGAAGCCAGGTAATCCATCTGCTAATAATCAGATACTAGTTGTATTTGATTACTTTACTGCAAGTGGTAACGGTGACTTTTTTGACGTAAGTTCTTACAGTGGTCTTAACTATGAAGAGATTCCAACTTATGTTCCAAGTAAAGTTGACTTAGGTGGTCTAGAACCTGATGGTGAGTTTGAATTAGCAGACGCAGTAGACTTTAGACCAATATTAGGACAACTATTAGGTACAACTACTTTTGGTTCAGGAACACCAAATCCTGAATCACCAATTAATTTAAGTGATACAACTTCGGGTTGTGTATCGTCACCATTTGCATATTCAAGTAAATCATTTGAACAAGCAGTAACAGGTATTTCAGCAACAGGTGCTAGTGCGGTAGACGTACCAGTCCCAGGCTCAAACGTGGTTGGTGATATAAGTTTCTATGTTGGAAGAATTGATAAAGTCTTCCTACACAAAGACGGTGAATTCCAAATATCTCAAGGAACACCTTCATTGACTCCTATGAAACCAAAAGGAATCGATGACGCTATAGAATTATATGAGTTAAGAATTCCACCTTATACGGACGATTTAAAGAAAGTAAGATTAAGAAGTGTAGACCATAGAAGGTTTACAATGAAAGATATCGGTAAGATATCTAACCGTGTTGCTAACCTAGAAAGATTGACAACACTATCTCTATTAGAAAGAGAT